TTGAACCACCGACACGCGGATTTTCAAGCCGCGCCTGTCGAGCCGAAAACAGCACCTTACGACGAAATTTCTGTCAAACCCGATACCGAAAGTCAAGCACTTAGCGGGGAATTGTCAAACCGCGCAGCCCTCGTAAATCAGGCCGCGCAATGGCTTCACGATAACCGCGCGACGTGCGCGGATCGCCTTATCCCTTCTCTGAAAGAGCACTTCGGCCTTCGCAATATCGAGGCGATTGAAGCCGCCAAGATCGCACGCGGGCTTGATTATGCGAGGTCGCTCTAATGGCTGCGCCTCGTTCTGTCCGGAAGAAGCTCGCCCAGCAGCGGGCCGAGGAAAAGCGCAATCAGTTGATTGCCAATGCCGAAAAGCGCCTTCCTAAGCGCATGGCGGCCATCTACGCCAAGCAGAAGGAACAGGGAGGCCGCGACAAGTGACCTCTTCCATTTCTGTATCTGCCGCTCTGCTCCGCAATCTTGCGGGGCGGAAGTGGAACGATGACGCTTTGGCTCAAGCATTCGAGACTGGCGAGGCTCATACCCGCAAGGCTAGCAATGGTCCTGCGAAGGTGCTCGGCCGCCTGTCTTCGCGCTTCATTCGCCCCGGCACTCGCAAGCATCCGACATCGCCAGACAAGGACGCCTCACGCCAGCGTAAGCGCTCGTGGGCCGGCTCTGGCATGCCGCGCGTGATGTGGAAGCATTACACCGAGGGTGAGCGGGCCGTGCTGTGTGTGGTGGGCGATCAGGTCAAGCGCCATGGCTATTGCGACCTCCCGCTTGATCGTATTGCCGCAGTCGCTGGCGTCAGTCGGACAACCTGCCAGAACGCCTTACGCAAGGCGCGGCATGTCGAGCTGGCACATGTGACCGTCGAAGAGCGGCCGCGAGCCGGCCAGAAGAACCTAACCAACGTCATCCGCATCATTGCAAAGGACTGGCTTGGGTGGTTGAAGCGCAGCATAGGGTTCAAAAGGGTTAGCCCCACGGTAGCGAAGGAAGATAATATCTCTTCTCCTGTGTCTGCCGATAGGTCGCAAAGGGCTTATGAGAGGGAGAGAGCGGGCCGCACAGCGCCAAGCATTGAACCTGCCAGCGGTGCGCAGGCGGAACGGCCACAAGATGCACGGAATGCCCGTGCGGTTGATCGTGCGTGGCGACGGTTCGGGCGGTCTGGCGTGACCGGATCGGCGGGCCGGGGGGTGGTCTAAGACTTTCGACCTCTCGCGGGAACCGGCGGGGGGTCCTACGCTCTATATTTCTGCTAATTAGAGTGTTTTTTCTTCTAATTACAAAGGCTTAGGCTGTTTTCCACTGTCAAAATTTGTGGAATTCACGCGAAACTTTTTTTCCGGCATAAAATCGGAATGAAGATTTGGCCCTTTTCCCGAAACGAAAATATCGAGCGCCGTGACGCCAATGTGGCGGATGCGGATGGAGTTTTGTCCGCGCTGTGGTCCGGCGCGGCAAGTGGTGCGGTCGGAGTTTCGGGCGCTATGGCGCTCCGGGTTCCGGCCGTCGCAAACGCGGTTCGCGTGATTTCCGAAGCGGCGGCGACGCTCGATGTTCGGATTATGGAGCGTGGCGCGGACGGCACGGAAACCGAGGATAAAAATCACGCGGTCGGGCTTCTGTTGCGCGGCGACGTGAACGGGTGGACATCCGGTTTCGAGCTTATCCGCGATCTGACATCCGGCGCACTGACGAACGATGCGGGCGGTTTGGCATACGTCAATCGCGTGGGCGATGAGGTCCGCGAGATCATCCGCTACCAGCCCTCGGCAATCACCGTCCAGTATGACCCTCAGACCGGCGAGCCGACTTACCGAGTAAACGGGAATATTGTCCCGGCCCGCAACGTCATTCACCTTCGCGGCCCGTTCGACAAGTCGCCGCTGACGCTGGCGGCCGAGGCCATCGGCGCGGCGAAGGTCATGGAAAGCCATGCGGCGAACCTGTTCAAAAACGGTGCTCGGCCCGGCGGCGTCATTGAAAGCCCTAAGTCGCTTGGCGACGAAGGCATGAAAAAGATGCTTAAGGCATGGCGGACGGCGCATGATGGCCCGGAGAAAACCGGGAAAACCGCCCTTCTGTGGGACGGTGCGACGTTCAAACAGATGTCGCTCAATTCCGTTGATAGCCAGTTCATCGAACTGCGCCGGTTTCAAATCCTCGAAATCTGCCGGGCTTTCCGCATTCCGCCGTCGATGCTCTACGAGCTGGAGCGCGCTACGTGGTCGAACAGCGAACAGATGGGACGCGAGTTCCTGACCTATACGCTTGAACCATGGTTGCGTGCGTTGGAAGCGGCGCTGGCCCGCGCCCTGTTTTCCCGCGCTGACCGTTCGCGCTTCCGCATCCTGCTCGACCGCGACGACCTTACCCGCGCCGATCTGACGGCCCGCGCAACGGCGATTTCCAGCCTCATCAGCGCCAAGGTTCTGAACCCGAACGAGGGCCGCGCGTGGCTCGACCTCGCGCCGTACACCGGCGGCGAAGAATACGGAAATCCTCACATCAACCCGAACACTCCCGCCGTGGGTCACAACGGCGGCCCGAAGCTGGATGACAAGGAGCCTCCCGCCGATGAAGTATGATGATCTGAGCGCCAACCTTGCCGATCAGGAGCGCGGCCGCTGGCTGGATATCGTTGACCCTTGGGACGGCAAGCCCTTGGGCCTTCGCCTTTTGGTGGCTGGCCCTGACAGCGATACTCAGCGCAAAGCCCGCGTAGAGATGGCCGACAAGTTGGCGGAAGCGGCTGACGTTGACGGCAAGGTGTCTTTCGAGACGCGCGAAAAGTTGCGGATTTACTGCCTCGCCCGCTGCGTTCTCGGCTGGGACTTGGCCGCGTCCTTCGGCCTTGAAGCGCAGTTCGGTCAAGTTGGCGTCATCAAGCTTCTGCGCTTTGCGTGGCTGGAGCAACAGCTTGACACCTTCGCCGGCGACCGCTCGAAATTCCGTAGCGAGGCCGCGTAATGGACAGCCTCGATCTTTCCTTCCGTTTCGAACCCAGCGCGGATGCGGCCGAGTTTTCCGGCTATGCCGTCATTTGGGGCGAGAGGAATGGCCACAATGAGATCGTCCAGCGCGGCGCATTCGCCAAGACGCTTGCCGATCATCGCGCCGCCGGGACAAAGCCGGTCATGTTCTGGTCGCACAACCGGGATGACATTATCGGCGTATGGGATGAAATCCGCGAAGATGACAAGGGCCTGTTCGTTCGTGGCCGGCTCCTGAAGGAAATCAGCCGTGGGCGCGAAGTCCACGAAATGATGAAGGCAGGCGCGGTCAACGGCCTTTCCATCGGCTTCCGCGTCCCGCCCGGCGGCGAAGAGCGCCGCAACGGCGTCCGTCACATCCGCCAGATTGACCTGGCTGAAATCTCGGTTGTCGGGCTTCCGTCCGCCGGCCGCGCCCGCATCACTTCCGTTCGCAGTTCTGGCCGCTCTGTCGAGAGCGCAGCGGCCTTCATCGAAGCATGCCGGAAGGCGAGTTGCGCTCTCATCACCAAAGGAAAGTAAGATGACACGACACGCTGCCCTTGCAGTTTCTGCCGCAATGCTTCTGGCCGGCCGGCCGCTCGAAACCCGTTCGGAACCGGACGATGATCCCTTGGCACTTGCCACGCGCACGGTCGAAGAGCTGCGCGCCGGCTTTGACACGTTCCGCACCACTTCGGAAACGACAATCACCGAGTTGCGCGCGCAGGTGACGGACCTCGAAACCCGCATGAACCGCCCGGGCGGCGGCGATCATCGCAACGAGGAACCCACGCTTGAGCGCCGCGCGTTCACCAATTTCCTGCGCATGGGTCGCGAGGCCATGGAAGCGGAAGAGGTTCGCGCCTTGATCGTCGGAGACGATACCAAGGGCGGCTATCTGGCTCCTGCCGAGTTTCAGGCGGAAGTCATCAAGGGCATTGTCGAAATCTCCCCGATCCGGCAGGCGGTGCGCGTCGGCTCGACCGGAGCCGGTTCCGTTATCCTGCCGAAGATGACCGGCCGTCCTACCGCCTCGTGGGTTGGCGAAGATGAGGAACGGGACGAAACGACCATGACCTACGGTCAACTCGAAATCCCGATCCATGAACTCGCATGCTTCATCGACGTGTCGCAAAAGCTGCTGGAAGACTCGGCCATCAACGTTGAAAGCGAAGTGGCAAGCGAGCTTTCGCAGGAATTCGCGCTCAAGGAAAACGCTGCATTCTCGAATGGCAACGGTGCCAAGAAGCCGCTCGGCATCCAGCAGGTTCAGAACATCGCGGAAATCATCAACGGCCATGCCGCCAACATCAACGCTGACCAGCTTATCGGCCTGATGTATGCGATGCCGGCGCCCTACCGCAACAACGGTTCGTGGCTGATGAACGGGACCACGCTCGGCAAGGTTCGCACTCTCAAGGATGGACAGGGCAATTACCTGTGGCAGCCGTCCTATCAGGCGGGCCAGCCGTCCACGCTGCTGGGCCGTCCGGTCATTGAAGACCCGACGATGCCCGACATCGCCAATGGCGCTTTCCCGATCATCTACGGCGATTTCGCGAAAGCCTACCGCGTCTATGACCGTGTGGGAATGTCGATCCTTCGCGATCCGTACACGCAGGCGACGAAGGGCATGGTTCGGTTCCATGCGCGCCGCCGTGTTGGTGGCGGCCCGGTCCTGACCGAAGCGCTCCGCAAGCTGAAAATGTCGGCATAACGTCGCCGCCACTCTGGCGATGACGTGACGGAAATTCAGGTCGCCAAGTTGGCGACTTGATCCCCACCAAATCCACTTCGGAGAAATCCCATGCGAGACCTCGTACACAATATCAAAGCGGTGATTGCCGCCGCTCCCGCCACGCGCGCGGCAAACTTCGAAGGCCCGGCCGTTGACCTTCTCGGCTTCGACGCGGCCGCCTTGGTCGTTTCCACGGGCGCAGTCACTGGCGCTGGCGACATGAGCGTGAAGCTTCAGGAGAGCGACACCGATACGGCCGCTGATTTTACAGACGTACCGGAAGAACGCTTGCAGGGCAGCATCGACGGAAGCCTTGTCGCCAACTCCACGGTCAAGGTCGGTTATCGTGGCTTCAAGCGCTACGTGCGCGCCGTCCTGACCTTCAACAGCGGAACCAGCGTCACGGTTTCCGCCACCTTCCTCCTCGGCCGCGCCGCCTACCGCCCGGTAGCGTAAGCCATGCCATCCCGCGCACCCTCCGTTTGCGGCCATTGTGGCAGGGCGCATGCGCCCGGCGAAAGCTGCGCGGCGATGGCCCGCATGGCGAGGGAGCGCAAGGCACGCTTCGACCAGAAACGCCCGCACGCCCGCGCACGCGGGTATGACCGCGAATGGGAAAGGGAGGCAAAAGCCTACCTCTCCCGCCCTGAAAACCAGTTCTGCCAGTGCGGCGCGAAAGCCGTTGTGGTGCGCCATATCAAGAGCATCCGCCTTCGCCCCGAACTGCGCATGGATCAATCGAACTGGCGTCCCGGTTGCCAGCGCTGCAACGCGCTCGATGCCGCCGAAGAGCGCCGCAACACCCAAAGGAAACCGAAATGACCATTTATGCGTCGGCTGGGGCCAAGCTCTTTATCGGCACCACGAAGGAACAGAAATCCACGGATTTCGTGATTGGCGATTTCTCGGCCGAGAACGCCGTGACGTGGAAGGAAATCGGGGAGGTCGAAGCGCTCGGCTCCGTTGGTGATACCAGCGAGGCGGTAAACTTTACCGCACTTTCCGACGCCCGCACCCGCATTCTGAAAGGCCCGCGCTCGGCCGGCACCATGGAAGTTGTCTGCGGTCTGGATGCCGAGGATGAAGGCCAGCAGGCCGCCATCGCCGCCGAAAAGACCATCCACGATTACGAATTCCGTATCGTCCTCAATGACGCCCCCGCCGGCGGTACGCCGTCCAACAGGTACTTCATTGCCAAGGTCATGAGCCAGTCCGAGCAATTCGATCAGGCCAACAACGTCATGAAGCTGAATATCAGCCTCGGCGTGAACAGCAACGTTGTGAAGGTCGCTCGCGCGGAGGCTTGATAAATGTTCTTTACCGCATCCGGCTCCATCTTCGAAATCGGCTCCGCGCGTCCTGAGTGGCAGGCACGGCAGGTTTCTGCATCTGATTTCGACGGCGAAGTATGGACGCCGGTTGCGGGACTGAACAGCCTCGGCCGAATTGCCGGGGAATGGCAGACGGAAGAAATTCTGTTGCCTGACGGGTACGCGCCCGATGAACCTCAAATCCCGACGATTGAAAAAATCGCGCGGCCGGCATCGTCAATGCTGGTTGTTGCCGGGGTCGTTGAGGGCGATCCGGGGCAGGCCGGCATGGTTGCGGCCGAGACGGCGCTGCACCCCTTCGCGTTCAGGATTTCTACCCCGGACGGCGGGCAACGCCGGTTCATAGCGTTTGTTCTGTCTGCGGATCACGTCTTTGACGAAGCCAGCGCCGTCATTTGCTGGTCATTTTCCATCAGACTTCAATCCAACGTCCAGCGGGGCGCATGATGATTATTTCAGTCGAAGAACTCAAGCAGCAGCTGAATATCGAAGCCGAAGACAATTCGGATGACGCGCTGCTCTCCCGCAAAATTGCAGCGGCCCAAAACCATGTAGAGCGGCTTTTGGGATTCAAGGTCGCGGAACGGTTCGGCGGCGCTGAGCAGGAAGCCGTACCGCCCGCCCTGATGGAAGCCGTCTCGCAGCTCGCGGCGCACTGGTACGAGAACCGCGAAGCATCCGTGATCGGCATGAGTGCCGGGGCGCTGCCCTTTGGCGTGCAGGATATCATCCGCGAGTACAGGGACTACAGCTTTGACTAACGATGGTGGAATTTCCCGCGTTAAACAGCGCCTTGCGATGATCCCGAAGAACGTTCGGGCATCGTTGCAGCCGGAGCTTATCAAGTCCGGCAATGAACTTGCCGTAACAGCCCGTATTATGTCGCCGCGCGATACCGGCAAGTTGCAGGAGAGCATCACGATTACCCCCGGCGGCGCAAGCACCCCACCATATTCCGCGCCCGGCGGCCGTGTCGTGGTGCCTGAACTGGCGGTGGCGGTGACGGCCGGAAACAAGGATGTTCGATATGCTCATCTGGTCGAGCATGGAACCGCCCACGCGCCGGCCCAGCCGTTCTTCTGGCCCGCCTTCCGGCTGATGCGCAAGAAGATTGCCGGCCGCATCAAGCGCGCTGCCGCCAAGGCCGTGCGGGAGGGCTGGGACAAATGAGCGTAGAGCTTGCTATCCAGATCGCCTTGCGCGCCCGGTTCATCACCACGGCGGACATCGTCCAGCTTGTGCCAGCGGATAACATTGTTGACCGCTCCAGCTTGCCGCCGCTCGATCCGTCCATCGTCCTGGGTGAAGTCCAGATCGTTGACGAGGGCGATAGCATCAAGCGCGACCGCCTGCGGGTTTATTCGACGGTCCATATCTGGAAGCGCGAAGAAAGCCTTTCGACCGTGCGGCAAGTCGGCTGGGGCATTCGCACGGCGCTGCGGCGCGGTCATCTCGATTTGGGACCGGACTTCCAGTGCGCGGATTGCTTCGTCGCCTCACAGCGCAATCTCCGCGACCCTGACGGCATGACGACGCACGGCATTGTCACTATCGAAACGCTTGTGAAGGTGCTGGCATGAGATCGGGAAAGCTCGATGCAAAGATTGCGGTCCACTACGTCACCTATGTCACCCAGCCGGGCGGCAACCGCGTACCGACATGGCACGAATTCGCAAAGGCTCGCGCGGAGGTCATCCAGTCGGGGACCGAACAGTTTTTCCGGGCCTACGGCGCGGTGGACGTTGCGCAGACGATTTTCCGCATCCGCTACATTGCCGGCCTCCTGACTACCCATCGCATCGTCTTCAGCGGCGCGAATTATCGCATCACGAAAATCAACGAAATCCGCCGCAAGCGCGGTTTCGAGATAACGGCGGTGAAGGAATGAGCACGCGCGGAAGGAAAGCGGAACTGCGGGTTATCGAGGGCGGCGCGGCCGAGGCAGCGCCGGAAACCATACCGGATCATATCCCGGCCGAGATGCACGCCGAATGGCAAACCATCGTGGACGATCTGACGCAACGGCGCATCCTGACGGAAGCGATGATGGGCAGCGTCAACGCCTATGTCATGGCGATGTTCAATGCCCGCAAGGCTCAAGCCGAGATCGACCGGCACGGCGTTCTTATCGCGGATGCAAAGGGCATTCTCAAAAAGAACCCGGCCATTGGTTTCCTCGGCAAATCTCAATCTGAAATCCTTCGGCTTTCTGCCGAACTCGGCCTTACGCCGGCATCGTCCTCGCGCTCGAAGATGAAGCCCGCGAAGGAAGACGATGCACAGGTGGACCTCTTCAATGGCAAATCTCTCTTGGATTTTTGACGACAGCCCGATTGATGATCCTTTCGGTTATGGTGAACGGGCGGTGCAATTCCTTCGGCTTCTCAAGCATCCGAAATCGAGATTGCCGGGAAACGCCTTCCAGCTCGACCCGTGGCAGGAGCGTATCGTGCGGCGCATCTATGGCCCGCGCCACGCGGACGGCCGCCGGATCGTGCGCACCGTCGCCATGATGTTGCCGCGCGGCAACCGCAAGACTTCGCTCGGCGCGGCGCTGGCGCTGTTGCACACCATCGGCCCGGAGAACCTGCCCGGCGGTGAATGCATGGTGGCCGCCTCCGATCGATCGCAGGCGCGCATTGCCTATAACGAGTCCTACAGCATCATCGAAACCGGCGGATGGCGCGACCGGCTGCATCTGGTCGACTCGAAGAACAAGATTGCCAATCGCAAGACAGGGGCATTCTTTGAGGCCGCGAGCGCTGACGCGCGGGTGGCGCATGGTCATACGCCAGTCTTCGCCCTTGTCGATGAAATCCACGCTTGGCCGAAACGTGACCTTTGGGACGCCATCGAAACGGGTCTGGCGAAAACGCCGAACACACTGTTGATGGTCATCAGCACGGCCGGGCGCGGTACTGAAAATCTCGCGTGGGAATTCTTCGACTATGCCCGCAAGGTTGATCGTGGCGAAATCCACGATGAAACAGTTTTGCCGATCCTGTTCGAAACGCCGCGTGAGGCGGATTGGGAGGATGAACAGGTCTGGTTTGAAGCTAATCCGGGCTTGCGGTTCGGTTATCCCGATATCGAGGGGCTTCGTGTCCTCGCGCGGCAGGCCAAGGAAATACCGTCAAGGCGGGCGGCATTCCAGCAGTTGCATTTGAATATGTGGCTCGATGGCTCGGCCGATCCCTTCGTTGACATGCAGGTTTATGACGAAGGCGATTTCCCGGTTGATCTGGAAGACCTCGAAAATGAACCGTGCTGGCTGGGTGTTGACCTTTCGTCCACGAACGACCTCACGGCCGTTGTTGCCTGCTGGGGCGACAGTGAGAGCGGATATGTCATCCACCCTTGGTTCTTCTGCCCGGAAGACAATCTGCGGGCGCGTGAGGACCGGGACAAGGTTCCTTATGTGCAGTGGGCCGATGACGAATACATTATTCCGACGCCCGGCAACGTGGTCGATTTCCGTTATATCGAGGATCATATCCGCGAGCTTTGCGCCCGTTTCGATGTACGTGAAATCGCCTTCGACCCGCATCTTGCCCGCAACACCCTGAACACCCTTCTCGAAGAGGGATTGCCCGCCGTTGAGATGCGGCAGGGCTGGGTAACGATGGCTCCCGCCGTCAAGGAACTGGAGCGCGCCATTATCGGCCGGCGCTTACGCCATGGCGGTCATCCTATCCTTCGATGGAACTTTGAGAACATCGTGGTTCACACCGACGCGGCCGGCAACAAGTCGTTTCACAAGGGAAAGAGCCGGGAAAAAATTGACGGTGCTGTGGCGGCCGCGATGGCGGTTGCCCGCTGCGCGGCCGGCGACAGCAACAAATCCAGTTACGACAACTTCGACGGCGATATGGAAGAGTGGAGCTACGCATAATGGACGATGAAGAACGCTTGGTGGTGCTTCTGGAAGCCCGCATTAAAGACCTTGAACGCAACATGGCGAAGGCTTCCGGCACCACGGAACGCCGTTTCCGCGAAATGTCGATGCATTCCAAAAGCGCGACCCGCCAGATGGAACAGGATGCAATTCGCTCGACCACGCGGATCAATCAGGCGCTTGCGACCGTCAGTACGCGGATTGGCGACTATGGCAAGGCGTTCTCATCCAGCTTCGCAATCGGCGCAGCAACCGTTGGTGTGGCCGGTTTCATTGCGGCGACGAAAGCAGCCATCGAAAGCACGGCCGAGTTAAGCCGACAGTCGCGCATGGCTGGTGTGGATGTTGAAGCGTTTCAGGAACTGAAATTCGTCGCTGAGCAAAACAAGATCGGCATAGATGCCCTGACAGATGGCTTGAAGGAAATGAACCTTCGGGCCGATGAGTTCATATCGACAGGTGCCGGCGGTGGCGCGGAAGCATTCCAGCGTCTCGGTTACAGCTCGGAAGAGCTGGCGCAAAAGATCAAGAAGCCGTCCGATCTGTTCGTTGAGATTATCGGACGGATGAGGCAATTCGAGCGGGCTGCACAAATCCGCATCGGTGATGAGTTGTTCGGCGGCTCAGCCGGCGAGCGGTTTGTGGAACTGGTCGATCAGGGCGCGGAAGGACTTAGGGAGACAATTGCGACAAGCCGCGAGCTTGGCTTGGTCATGGATCGCGAGATGGTCCAGCGCGCGGAAGAGGTTGACAAGAAATTCAATCTCATCACGCAAACCGTGGGTACGAAACTGAAAGCTGCAATCGTGGATGCGGTTTCGGCTTGGTACGGCTTTATTGACTCATTCGAGGAATTCAAAAACCAACAGGATGCCACGCTCAAAACGCGGCAGATCGAAATCGGGCAACGCCGGCTTGAGCTGGAAAACAAAATTCTGGAAGTTCAGAACAATGGTGCGCTTCAAGATGAGAAGCGCGTGAAGGCCATCGCCGGTTATCGTATCGAACTCGATAAGCTGAGTGCGGAAGATCGTGATATTACGGGCATCCGCAACACGCGCCTGACGCGACCGGACGCCAACGCGCCTTCCCCGAAAATAGATACCAGCGCGGACTATATGCGCTCCTATCGCGATGAACTGGCAAGGACTAACCGCGAACGTCAGATCGCAACCGAGACGGAAAAGATACTTGCCGACGCGGCCAGCAAGGGCGCGAGCCTGACGCGGGAGCAAGCGGCGGCGCTGGCGCAGGAAAGCGTTGCGCGCAGCGAGCGGGATGCGGCGGCGAAGAAATCAGCGTCGGAGTCGGATCGCTCGGCAAAAGCGACCGCGACGGAACGCCAAAAGGTTGCCGAACTTATCAAGGATCTCGAAACAGAGATTAGTCTTGTTTGGGCAAGCGATGCGGCCAAGCGTGCTTCCGTTGCCTCCAGACAGGCTGGCGCGGCCGCGACGGATGCGGAGCGCCAGAAGATCGTAGCGCTTAACGAAGCGCTGTTTCAGGAAGAGGAAGTCCGACGCCGGGCCGATGAACAGATGCTGTTCTATCGTGACCTCACGCGGGCAGGGCTGGATGATCTGTTCAGCGCCGTCGAACAGGGCAAAACATTCTGGCAGGCGCTGGGTGACGTTGGTGTAAACTCGCTCAAGCGCATCGGGGATGCCCTGATTAATGACGTGCTGGACAGCATCTTCAAGGTGAACAGTGCTGCCGGCGGCTCTGGAGGTGGCTTCCTATCCAGCCTGCTAGGCGGCCTGTTTGGAGGAACGAGCGGCTTCGCAAAGCTGCCTGCAATCGGGCCAGTTCCTTCACCCCGGCCATTCGCAAAGGGCGGCGCGTTCCTTCAAGGTCTGAACGGCTTTTCAAACCAGATCGTGAGCAAGCCCACCATGTTTGCGTTTGCGGACGGTGCTGGGTTGATGGGCGAAGATGGGGCGGAAGCCATCATGCCGTTGAAGCGCGATGCTTCTGGTCGCCTTGGCGTCTCTGCGGCTGGTGGCGGATCGCAACAGGGCAGAGGGGCGCAATCAGTCCATGTGACAAGCGACGTAAAGGTTTCAGTCGATCAGAACGGAAACCTGCAAGCCTTCGTAGAGAAAACCTCCCAGCAGCAGAGCATGAAGAATTTGAATGAGGCGTTCAGCAACGTCCGTGTCGCGGAGCGGTTCGTGGCGATGGGTTATAAGGAAGCCCTCAAGCACAGGATGATCAGATGACCAGCATCACAAAACACCTGTGTGAAGAGCTTGAGCGAAATCTTTCCTCGTCAGTGAAACGGGTCCGGCTTCCGACCGGCGGTGAACTACTTTGGAAGTGGTTCATTGACTTGAACCGGACGCGCACGTTTCACATGGCAGGCCCGAACCCCATCAGTTACGCCGAGATCGGCGCATATGCTGCCGCAACGGGCTGGCCGATTGGCGCTCATCACATTGAGACCCTCACCGCTATGGATCGGGTGTTTCTTGAACATCATGCCAAACTCGCCGCCAGCAAGCCTGACGGCGTGAAGGTTCTTCCCCCTGTTTCGCAGGTGCCGCTTTCGGCCGGCCTGCTCGATGCAATGTTTGGGTGAGATATGGCCTATCTGGATCACTACCTCAAAGCCCGGAATGAGCGGTTGCTTAAAACCTACCGTGTGGGCGCAAAAAAGAAGAGACAGGAACGCATCCTGACGGGTGCAATGCGCCAACAGGTCATAGAGTCGTGCATGGACCGCCTTGATGATTGGCGGTCGAGCGCATTCGAATATGAGGCGGCTTGCCGTACCACTCTGCGGCAGTCGCTATGCCTGGGTGGAAATTCTTGGGCGCTTTCCGATCATGAGGCGGCCACCATACTCGAAGATTGCTTTCGACGGCTGGGCTTGAAGCGGCCGAGCTGGGCCGAAGGCCAGCCGGGATATGTGGCACCTCGCAACGTTTGCATCAAATGCGGCTGCGAAATGGACGAAAGCGATATCGTCAAATTCAGATTTTGTTCTGACGACTGCGCTTCCGGATTTATGACGGCCGCAAAGAGGCAAGAGCGTATTCCCGACATCTGGCTTTATCGTCGTGCTTGGCATGAAGTCAGACACCGCAGAGCGCCGGAGCGGGCGTGCTTGCAATGTGGAACTATGTATCGCGACGACAATCCAGCCGCGAAATACTGCTCATCGAATTGCGTCAAGGCGGCTATCACCACTCGGCCGATGATCAAATGCGTTGTTTGCGACACGGAATTCCGGCGGCAGAAAGAAAGTCAAAAATGCTGCAGCTTGAAATGCCATGGAATAAACGAGGCACGCGAGTTTCGGAAGAACGCACCCGAGATTTCTTGCTCGATCTGCAAAGCGATTTTCAGGGCGGGTGCTCGTAGGTCTATGTATTGTTCAAGGCGCTGCGCCAAGGCGGCCGATTATCAACGCATCAAGGCGAAAAAGGAGCCAAAGCAGATGCGGCCCTGTGAATGCTGCGGCGAGCAGTTCACGCCACGTGATGACCGTATGGCGTTCTGCTCAACCCCCTGCCGCCGGAAGGCTGAATATGCCTCTGCGAAAGAACATTTCGTGCCTAAGAACAAGGAGAGGCAATGTGCGATTTGCAATAGCACATTCATCCGAAACGGCATGAGGGACATGTTTTGCGGAGATGCGTGTAAACTCATGCACCGCCGTCTAACGTACAACCGGCCACAAAGAGAAAACGTACCCGCTTTAACGGCTGAGATTTTCGATAGTTGGTTCAAGGCCGCCGCGTGAGGGTTCGTCAAATTTGCGAACCCACTTGCCGAACTGGGGAAAATCCCCGGTTAGTGGGGAATTTCCCCACCTTCCCGTTTCGCCAACTTGGCGGTTCGGGTTACTTCGAGTCGCGGCTCTCGATCATTGTACGAAGCAAGCCGGTTTGCTGTTCGGAGGCTTCTCTTATCGCCTTTAACTGGCTCAGCATGTTTCCGAAGGCAGCAATGATAATGCATCCGACAATTGCGGGCAGCGCCCACGGCAGCATCGCGAGGATAGTCATCGCGGTATCTGATCCTCCGCGACTTTGAGATGTTACAATTATCATTGTGAGAAGCACGAAGGACGCGCCGAGCATTCCGATAATTTCTAGAAATTTGTCCATATTTATCCCGTCAATTGTCTTTGGCTTCTCCGACTTCGCTATCGGTTATTTCCTTTTCTAGCTCTCGGTACTTCTGGTCAAATCTTTCGTCCATTTTTCTTGCGTGCTCGATGCGCTCCACGCGGCTGTGAATGGTGTCAATCTCGGTTGCCGCAAGTTGTTGTAGGCTTTTGGCTTCATCGAGAATTTCAGCGGGAATGGATTTTCCGGCGGCAACTACAGAATTAACGAAATGCGACAGTTGAACGACTTTTGAATAGTACATAAGAAAATCGCTGTTTTGAGTTTCCGTCAGTCTGGTCAACTCGGCTTCTAAGTAGGCGCCCTCTCTGGCTAATTCATCTACTTTGAGAAGCGAAAATGTATACTCAGATGATTTATCATAGGCCGCTTGAAGCACTTGCGACGCTCGCTCCTCGAAATCAACATTGTGAACTAATGCGTCGATTGACAGAGCATTCCGCGTTTCTTCGGGGAGAGATACTTTATAATAGTCCCGGCCCTCCTCTTCGAAGGAAGTTTTGAGCCTTTGAACTATTTCAGCATTCATAGACCGGCCCATATTGGCGGCAGAAAGCTTTAGTTCCTCCCGCATGCCTTCAGGAAACCGGATCATGTACTGATCTTGCTTGTCACTGGGGAAAGATTTTTTAGCCATCGTGCACCTCTGCCATAGCGAATAGCTATGTTTTGCTCTTGCGGCAATCGCAGCGACTCGCTATGGTTAATCATAGCAAGTCGCTATGTTGGTTCTTTTTGGAGTTCTTTATCGATGGAATCGATTGCCGGCAAACGCTCTGATCAGTTCAACCTTCGCCTTCCCGATGGGATGAGGACGACACTTAAACAAAAGGCTGAACAAAACAGACGCTCTTTGAACGCGGAAATCATTGTGTGCATAGAGCGCGCACTGACTGAAAACTGTGAAACGAAAAAAGCCGACGCAAGGGCCTGATAAACCAGCGTCGGCTTTTTCTTACCTTAGGAAAGGTCTAGAAATGAAACCTACACCAAGACAGACGGGCGGTGCAAGCCCCCAAAAGATAGCCGCCGCTTGCGACACGGCGACCGAAATCGTAGACGCCGCACGGGCACTGCTATCGATCATCGAAATCACGAGTTCGCACGTGCTGGACGCGCTCGACTCGCGGGCCGAAGACCTGTTGGACGGCGATCTTAAAAAGCGGTTCGCTGGCAATTTCTTTTACCTCACCCCTGAGGCCCAGCGTCGTCTGATCTTTCTTGCGGGCGAAGCCGAAGAGCGGGCTATCTCGCTTTCTGACCGCATCGGGCATCGTGCAGACGAATTGTTTGACCTCCATGTAAGTGCGAGCTGCCGGCCGGAAAGTGCTGGTGGCGCATGATCCCCCGCAAAGAGCTTTACGCGGCGATTGATGGCCTTGTTGAGACCGAAGCCGCCATTCAACTCGCGATGGAAGCGCTGGAAGATTACTCCACGCATTCGCCCGACCGCGACATGTCGAAAAAGCTGGATCGCATCCGCCTTGTTCTGACTGGCGCGTGCAAGCGCGTTGATGAGGCGACCGTCTTCATCGACAGAGTTCAGAGCAACAGCTTTGGCGAATATCTCGAAAAAAACTAGCGCCCGGAGGGGTCGCCGGATCGGCGGCTCTTCTTTTTTGTCATTGGAAAAGAGCGGACCATGAAAAACGAGAAAAACAGACCTCTTGGCGTCAAGGAAATCGCGGCCGAGTTGGGATGCTGCCAGCAAACCGTACGGCGCTACCATGCGGCCGGAATGCTCCCGACACAGCAGGTCGGCGGCAAATGGAGTTCTATCAAAATGTCGCGTGTCGATCTGGTCAAGTGGATCGGGAAACAGAAGAAGGAGCGGCGCGGATGACGAACGCGATGCTAAATATTCGCGTCATCCAGCCGCGAATGCTTTCCCTGAAAATGGCTGCGGACTACCTCGGTATTCCGCAGAAGCGCTTTCCGGTCACCTGCCCCGTGACGCCGATTGCCATGCCGGGCGATGTGAAGCTGTACGATGTGCGTGATCTGGATAAGTGGCTTGATGAACTCAAGGGCGGCGCAGATGCAGCCGATGATGACATTATCGGCAAGCTGGGCGGTGCGCGCTCATGACCAAGACGCGGGAAAAACGGGTGAACAAATACGCCGGTTGGAAAATCCAGCGGGACAAGAAACCTCCGTTTCGTTGGCGCGCTTATCATCGTGCGACCGGACACAAAGTCGATTGCCAGAAATTCGAGGTCTATAGCCTCGCCTTTGACATGGAAGTGCATCGTATCAACAAGCTGTATGAGGTTAAGGCAGCAAAGCCGGGAACACTCGGCATGCTCATCAAAAAGTACCGCGCTAGCCCGAAGTTTCAGAAGCGCGCGCCGCGCACGCAGTCCGATTACCAGAAGGTTTTCGACTGGCTCCAGCCGATTGAGGACCAGCCCCTTGATTGGTTCACGCGGGGCCGTGTCGCTAAAATCCGCGATCAAGCCGAACAGCAGCATAAGTTTCGCTTCGCAAACTACGTCCGTTCCGTCCTGTCCATCATCTTCGCATGGGGCATGGAATACGAGTACGTGAAGGAAAACCCGGTTGAACACGTCAGCCTAGCGGAGCGCCCGAAAGACCTTCCAGATGCAAACCGGCCTTGGACGGATGCGGAGCGTGAGGCCGTCTTGGCAGCGCTGCCGCCTCATATGCTACTGCCGTTCAGCCTCATGATGTTCTACGGCCTTGATCCGCAGGACGCTTTGGCGCTGCCGAAAACAGCTATTTCAAGCGCGGGTATCGACACCCGCCGCAATAAGACCGGCCAGCCGGTTTACCTCCCGTTGTTTGCGCCAGTCAGAGACGCGCTGGACGCTTCCCCAGCTCACAGCGCCATTACTCTCTGCGCCAGCAGCCGGGGCCAGCCGTGGACGTACAACGGTTTCAGCACGAATTGGGACCGGATCAAGAAGAAGCTCGAAGAGGCTGGCACTATTCAGCCTGGACTAACCCTCAAGGGGCTTCGTCACACAGTCGGGACGATCCTTGCCGAAATGGGACGCGACAACGCGACTATCGCCCTCGTCTTGGGTCACGCGACCGAAGCCATGGCGAAACACTATTCCCGCCGCGCCGACAGGTCGAAACAGGCGCAGAGTGCAGTGGCCGATTTCGAGGCCGAACTGAACAAACGGAAAACGAAGTCTGTCAAACTTTGAGAAAAAGTTTGTCAAACTGATGCAGAACAGAAAGCGGCAGATGATGGAAAAAGATAGACATAGCAAGGGCTTAGAATGGTGCCCGGAGGCGGATTTGAACCACCGACACGCGGATTTTCAATCCGCTGCTCTACCAACTGAGCTATCCGGGCACTTCAGGTCCTTGAAGAACCTCCGCTTTTGGCGGGCGGGGCTGTTTGGTGCCCCGAAAGTGAGCGGGGTTATAACATCTTGTTCGGACATGGCAAGCGCCATAGCGAAGTTTTTTGACAGTTTTTTCACGGCGCCTGTGGATGGCTGGAATACGTGCGCTGTGAAGGCCTTATCGTGGCTGGAAACGCGCTATCGGCAATCCGCCAGACATGATCGACATCAGTCAGGTGGCGGGTTCAGGCGCGGCTGATCCGGGCGAGCGGCGGTTGGGCGGCTTGGGGCAATTATGCCCCTTCCCTGCGCCGTGCGGCAAGTCCAAGCGCAAAAGGCACCACAGCCACCAGAGCCGCCATGACGGGTGAGGACGCGAAGATGCGGCTGGCAAGCGAGGTAACGGCAACGGAGCGCACAACCATCATCAGGCGCGAATTCTCGTGGTCTTTCTCGTGCCTGATATCTGTGGGTTTGTGGCGGGTTGGATGGGACGCCGATTCCAGCTTTTTCACATCGCGGCGCAGCTTTTCCAACTGTTTGCGGAGTTCGTCCAGTTCCGCGCGTATCGACTGGTCCACCGTAGCGGAAGCACGCGCCTCTCGGACAGTGGGCTTTTCTGCCTCTTTCTCCGCAGCTTCTTCATCAAGTTCAGCCAAGTAGTCGTCAAGGTCCGATGGTTTGTCGAAACCATGGGATCGCAGCGATGTCTTCATTGCAGTCTCCTGAAGTGTCCTGAATTGCGGCACCGGGCGTGCATCGCCCGTTCACGCCTTCTCAACGCCCCAGCCGGGCAAAGGATGCACATAAAGCGACGGTATCGGCACGATAGGGCGATAAAAAAACAGGCCCCGAAGGGCCTGTTCATTTGTGTGTTTTGAAGGCTTATGCCGCTTTCGCGGTGCTGCCATAGGGATCGAAGCGACCGTAGAAGGTCTCGCCCTTGGCCGCCATGTCCTTCAGAAGCGGCGTCGGCTTGAAGCGTGGGCCATAGGTCTCGCTCAGCTTCTCGGCCAGCGCCACGAAGGTCTTCACGCCCATGCCGTCGATATAGGATAGGGCGCCGCCGGTGTAGGGCGCAAAGCCGAAACCGAGGATGGAGCCGACATCGGCCTCACGCGGATCGGTGACAATGCCCTCCTCCACGGTGCGGGCGGCTTCCAGCGCCACGGTGACCAGAAAGCGCTGTTTCAGCACTTCCATATCCACGTCCTCCGGCTTCTGCTGAGGATAGAGATCCTTCAGGCCGGGCCAGAGGGACTTCTTGGCAGGCTTTGGCGGGTAGTCGTAAAAGCCCTTGGCGTTCTTGCGGCCAAAACGGCCCTCGCCTTCCACCAGCTTCTTCACCAGTTCCATATGGCGCGGATCGACAGCCTTTTCACCGAGATCGGCGACGGTTGCTTTCAGGATCTTGTAGGAAAGATCGATTGCCACTTCGTCGTTCAGCGCCAGCGGGCCGACCGGCATGCCGGCGAATTTCGCGGCATTCTCGATCATGGCGGGCGGCACACCCTCGATCAGCATGTCGTAGCTTTCCGCCATGTAACGCAGCACGCAGCGATTGACGAAGAAGCCGCGCGTATCGTTGACGACAATCGGCGTCTTCCTGATCTTGGCCACATAATCCAGCGCGACCGCCAGCGCCTTGTCACCCGTTTCCTTGCCGAGGATGACTTCCGTCAGCATCATCTTCTCGACCGGCGAGAAGAAGTGGATGCCGATGAAATCCACCGGGCGCTTGGAGTTCTTCGCAAGCCCGGTGATCGGCAAGGTGGAGGTGTTGGAGGCGAAAATTGCGCCTTGCGGCAACACGGCTTCCACGGCCTCGATGACGGCCTTTTTCACGTCGCGGTCTTCGAAGACGGCCTCGATGACGAGATCGGCGTCGGAGAGCGCCGCGTAATCCGCTGTCGGGGTTACGAGGTCGAGCAAGGCCTTGCCTTCATCCTGCGTCAGCCTGCCCTTGCCAATGGCGGCCTTGACGCTTTCCTCGCAATGGCCCTTGCCCTTGTCGGCGGCTTCCTGATCGCGGTCCACCAGCGTGACGGGGATACCGGCTGCGGCAGTGACATAAGCAACGGCGGCGCCCATGAAGCCCGCGCCGACGACGCCGACCTTTCTGAACTCCGTCTTCGGCTGACCGGCCGGGCGGCGCGCGCCCTTGCCCAGTTCCTGCATGGAAACGAACAGCGAGCGGATCATGCCGAAGGCTTCCTTCGAGCGAAGAATTTCGGTGAAATAACGCTGCTCCACCTTCAACGCCGTATCGAACGGCAATTGCAGACCCTCATAGACGCATTTCAGGATAGCAAGTGCTGCCGGATAGTTGCCGGCGCTTTCACGGCGCAGGATCGCCGGAGCGGCCGGCCAGAGCTGGGCAGCGGCCGGCGTCCAGATGCCGCCGCCGGGGGCCTTGAAGCCTTTTTCATCCCAGGGGGCAACCGGCTTCAGGCCGTCCTTGATCATTTGCTTGGCAGCGGAAATGAGCTGATCCGGCTCCACCACCTGATGAACCAGCCCCATGGCCTTGGCGCGCGCACCGGTCAGCGACTGACCGGTGGTCATCATCTGCAAGGCGGATTGCGCATCGGTCAGGCGCGGCACGCGCTGGGTGCCGCCGGCACCAGGGAAGATGCCGACCTTGACTTCAGGAAGGGCTATCTTGAGGCTCTTGGCATTCGACGCGACGCGACCGTGGCAGGCAAGCGACAGCTCGAAAGCGCCGCCCATGCAGGTGCCGTTGATGGCTGAGACCCAGGGCTTACCGTTGGTCTCCAGCTTGCGGAACAAGCCGGTCATGCGGCCGACCAGTTCGAACAGCTTGGCGGCTGCCTGATCCGGGTCCTTCGCCTTCTCGTCATTGTAGAAGGAGAACATCGACTTGATCATCGAAAGATCGGCACCGCCTGAAAACGTGCTCTTGCCGGAGGTGAAGACAACACCCTTGACGGCGCTATCGGCGACAGTCGCGTCAACGATGGCGTTCAGCTCATCCATCACTTCCGACGTGAAGACGTTCATGGACTTTTCCGGCATGTCCCAGGTGACAAGGGCAATGCCGTCTGCGTCCGTCTCGATGGTGAAATTGGTATAAGTGCTCAT